TAATCTTGTTCATAATATTCCCCAGAGAGGTAAATTAAACCATCTTTATTACAGCTACATATTAACATGAATGTTGAATCCCAAGTGACACTACTGCTAATACAACTACATTATACTGTTAAATGTATTTATTTGTCAAATTTTGAATCAATGATATTTACTGTACGATTACTGAGTAAGATTTCATAATGGTTGAGTGGGACGTCAATTAAGCTCATTTTATCAGCATGATGTCGCATACTCTTATGAGTGACTACTCCGTCGTTGGGTTCTGAAATGAATGAACTTGCCCCACGTGTGGTTACAATGTTGGTCCAGGAACAGGGCAATGTCATGCCATTGGTTTCTCGCATGGGATAATCATTGGGTCCTATATCACGCATGAGTCGACTAAATGGCAGGAACCAACGTGCTATGTCAGCCACTTCGCTACCACCATACGGAGTGCTGATTGTGACTGCTCCTGCCACACGCTTGGGCATATGCTGTGACAAATGCATGGCATATATTCCACCCAGACTATGGGCCACAAAAAATACCCGACGCTCATTGCGTAAGGCATTGGCCATGTCCTGGAGGTTGTTGACAAAACCACAGGAACTATTGTACTCAATGATTAAGTCTGGTTGATGGATTTGTTGACGTATATAGTTGAAGCTTTCTCCAGTGGCGCTGGCGCCATGGATATAAACTATTTTAGTCATGATTTATATCGAGTCTAGCTTCGACTGCCGGCTGCTCGTTTGGCCATGCTGGACACGGTTTTTTCTGGAGCAGTCTTGCTTGCTTCTGCATCACCAGGGACTTCCATTGTATCAGCACCAAATTGATCTTCGCGGTTTAAGTATACATACTTAACACCACTGTCATCGTCTTTGATATTGGCAATGAGATTTTTAACAGCATCATCATTCTGCTGGCATGATTTCAATGACTCGGCATTAAATGCTTCACCACCTGGTGTATTGCGTACCAAGTGTATCAATGCATCCACCCGAATTTTAGGAATTTCTGCATGGTCAGCACTGAAGATGACGTTTTGTAGAACTGTGCTCAATAATTCAGCACAGTGATTCTCAGCATCGTCTTCCACGAACGCCGAGTAATCAGTTTCAGACTCTCTCAATGCTCGACGTATTTCGCTGTATCTCATTATTTGGCTTTAGCAGATGTGGGTTTTTTCTTGCCGCCCTTCTCGTCTTTGCCCAAACGCCCAGCAATGACGTCACCACGTGTTACTTTATAGTATGGTTTAGCATTGTTGGCTAAATTGCCATCGCCTTTCTTTTTAGATGCTTCACCAATTTCACGGCGCTCACGACCTAATTCATCGTCACCACCAGCGGCGGCATCAACAGCACCAAAGGCGTCACCACCACCGTTGCCTAGTTCATCAGTGGCAGCTGGCATAGCGCCGCCCATGCCAGCATCAGCACCCATACCACCCATGTCCATGGGTTGATCTTGTTGCTCGCCAGCCAGGCTACGTGCTGCGCTGTCTGCACTTTCACGACCCTGTTGTAGAGTCTGTGCTAGATTTTGCAACAATGGACTAACTGTGCCTTTAAAGCCTTCAGCTTGCTCTGCACCAATCTGGTCACGTATTGTGTCCAACAAGGCAGGTAACTGTTCGTTCTGCATCTTGCTGATTTTTTCCAGCATGTCCTGGATACTGTCCACCATGTCTTTGGCAGCTAAAATAGCTTCCGACTTGGCCATTTCGCTTTCGGTAATGAAGCGACTTTCGTTCTCTACTAGCCAACGATGTAGGCTTTCACGAACCATGAACATTTCCATGTACTTGGGATTCTGTTCAGCTGTGTGTGCGCCGTGTGAGCGTTTTAGGCCGTTGAGTCCCTCTGTAATGCCCTGTGCCAATGTCACTGCCTTGGTCAGTGTCATGTGGTCATAGTCAATCTTAAAGCCGAAACGGCTTTCCATGACCTTGTTAATTTTTCTAACGTTGGTCTTATTACTCATTTCTGTTAATCGCATGGTTATTTTCCTGTACCGTCAAATGCTTTCGAGTATTTAGCATTGGCAACGGATTTTTTTAAAAGTCTTTCAGCTTCAGCTAGATGTATTTTGGCATCGTCATAACGAGCTGACCATACATTTATCTTAAAGCAATCTTTTTGCCTAATACTACGCTCTAAACTACTGTGGTAATGCGCCAAATCGTTGCGTAGAACACGTACTTGGTAGTCATATTTAACAATTTCCTCAGCAATACTGTTCTCGCCCAGGTGCCGACATAGGCTATAAAATATAGCACTCTGGCGTTCTTCAAACAATTGTTTGTGACTTAACCCCGAGTCCAGTCTGCGCCAGTAACCGTTTTCTGGCACGATTCTGTCTCTGCCAATCATGTACCCACCACCCGGCAATGGCCAGCATATGGGCAGACGACTGTTATTGGTTATGTGTCGGAGTTCTCGTTGGGTCCAACGAGCTATGTATGTGGCTGTAACATCAACAAATGCTGCTAGTTGCTCAGCCGTCAGATCCTGATCCAGGTCCTGGTGGGGCACTGATTTGATTGGCTTTTTTTCGGTATGTGATACGCCCATTTTCTCGAATTCTACGTAATACGTCTTTATTGACTAATTGATTGGCGATGTGCTGCTGGCGTATGTCCAGGTCAGCTTTGTGTACTTCAGACTGGTCGTCAAATTCACGCAACAAATCTGCCTCTTCATTATTGATGGGCAGGTTAATCTTATTTAAGAGTTCGACGATCCGCACGATTATTTACTTTAAATGCACTATCAGTGTGATAGCACCTGCTACCAGGGCACCCATTAATGTGGTTCCCACAGCAATGATGGTCTTGAATTGGTTATTTTCAGAACCCGACAAGCTATTGCGAATTTCCAGTATGTATTTTTCCATCTTGTCCATACGAGTCTCTAGACTATCTAGTTTGTTTTCCAAATTAGCATACCTTTCAGCACATAGTTCTACGTGTGCCTCAAGACTCTTTTTTTCTATTTCAGTGGATGATGCCATTATTTCTCGTTCCTTGGTGAACGATGCTGTTAAATTTGCCTGAGTGTGCCTGAAGTGAGCCTATGATTGCCTACGCATCTAAATGTTATTTATGTCTTTTCTGCCAGTTTTAAAGTATATGTTGCGAATACTGCCGTAGGGATGAAAGATGGGCAACATGAATCTGGCCGATTCGTCTAATCCTGATATAACAGGCACCTGCTCAAAGTATTGATTTAGTCTACCCAGTTGATCGTTATTTTCAGCAAATACATTGGCATGTTCCACACCAAATGTCCAGACCCAGACGCGATGCGACCCTTCATAAAATTCACCAAACTCCAGATAGTCAGTGTTGATGTCTTCCAGTATTACTGGCTCTGTGACATCCATGGGTTGTGCGCCCAATCCAATGGCCTGTAATACTGTTTCCCAATTACTGTGTTGACTACGGCGATGGTCATCTATACCACGAGTCACACCAGTGGCAGTGATGTCCACCAATGTAAATCCAGTGAAGTATTGTAATCCCATGCTATTACTTATGTCGTAAAAAAGCCCACCTAAAAAGATGGGCTTTTAATTAGTGTAATTAAATTACGCTAATTTAATACCGCCAGTTGAGCTAACTGTAGCAGCTAGAACAACAACGTTAGAAACAGCACCGATGTTGCCGCCCTGGAAACCAGTTGCTGCATCTGGTAGAGCACGGATAACGTCACGTAATGCTGTGTCGCTTGTCCAACCTGAACGCTCTACTAGTACACTGATCTGGCCTGTTGAATCAACTTGGTAAGCCAAGATTGAAGCATTGGCTGCAACAACACGTAGAATTGTTTCTACAGCGCCGCCTACTGTCAATTCAGCTGCTAGGTTTGCGCCGCCGGCGCCAGTACCTGTGATGGCAGCAATTTTAAATGCTGTCAGAGGTGCTGCAATACCTGTATTGATGATTGTGGCATTAGCAAAGCTACGGCCTCCATCAACGTTTGTTACACCGGCTGCGTCGCCGTTTGTGCGTGTGAAAACTGCCATTTTAAATCTCCTGATTAATATGAGCCTTTAGGCTACATGTAGATATTTATGCCAACTATGCAAAAACTAACTTCTTCCTGCAAAATTCGCAGCACTGAAAACCCCACGATTGACCAGCTTGATAAATCCGCTGGGTGTGTCTATGTTAAATCCTTCACCCTTGGGCACATCACCCACTGACTGACCAATGCCTTTTACCTGTGGTTCCAGCTGCGCCAATATAGTTAGTTTTAATTGTATAATAGCTGAATAAACTTTGTCCAGTGCTGCCACTATGGGTTGGTTGTCTGCCAATGCCACTATGGCATACTGCCCCTTGCTGAGTTTGGCCTGTAGCCAATCATTGTCAACTGCCTGCCCAGTGACTTTTCTGTTGTAATATGTCTGCAGAGCGTTTCTGGTGGCTTGTGTCAATCCACTCAAAAATTCATCACCGCCCAGGCTGGTAAATGCCGTTACTGCTTTGATGGCAGCGTTTTTTATTTGTACTGGTTCTCGCATCTTAAACTGTGTGTTCATGTTGCCGGTGAACACTGTGATGAAATTATTGGTACCACTCAGTCCACCCAGCCCTTGCATACTCTGTCTGCCCACCAGCGGACTTTCTTTACTGGGCTCAATGTCTGTACCATAGCTGTGTACAGCCAGGCCCACGGATCTACCGGCTATTTCTTTACCGATAGGACTATTCTTGTCCACTGTGTACGTGACACCATATGGGTTGGGTTTAAATACAAAATTGTTGCCCTGTAAAGGCACTGGATCGCTCCACATCAGGTCACCCTGAACAAATCCCTTGAATCCCTGTGGCACAATACTGGCCACAGCAGGAAATATTTCGGCTAACTTTTCAGCAACCACTGGATTTTTTCCATTGTCACTGAAAAATTTATACAGCTCTTGACCACTAGTCACCTGACCACCAGCACTGGTGATATACTCTTTGTAATTCATAGTGAATTTACCGTCAGCTGGCCTACGACCGAATATGATAGCAGGACTTCCGTCCCACTTGATGCTGACAGTCTGTGGATTTTGCACAGCACCCACTATACCATTGATGGCGTCCATGGCGGCGGCACTGCCTGAAAAGATGAAATCTTCTGGATGAGGAGTACGGGCACCTTCCAGTAACGGTCGTATAAATTCTAAGTTCATGCAAACAATCCCTTGACCATGTCCAGACCCTGTTGAATCTTCAGTCTGTCCTGTTCAGCACGGGCCTGTGCAGCAGGTGTCTGTGCTTTGTCGCGTTTCTTGCCGGCTATATCAATTTGTGCTTTCTCTTGGTATCGTTGCCAAAATTGGTTGATAAAATCATCAGCTGATGAATAGTTGGCAAAGTCGCCCTGGCCAAACATTTTATTTAATTCTGCACTGCGAGCAAAGCCTTTGACGCCCTTGACCAGTTTACTGATTTTGACATCGTTGATGTCATTACCGGGGAATTGCTTTAACATGGAGTCAATCTTGGGACGTTTAATGCCCAGTTCTCTGGCCTGATATACAAATAAATCGTATATAAATGTTGCAGGATTGGTGGTGATGGTGCGTACCTCTGTGCCTTTGTGTTTGCTGAAAGGTACATGTTGACCGTCCACAACCTTTAATTGCACACCAGCATGTTGGATACTGATGTCCAGTAATTCACCCAATACGCTGTACATGTTACCAGTCAACAGTCCCTTGACTCCACGTTCAGGAGTCACACGGGTGGCACCCCAATTGGCCAGACGCTCTGGGTGCCACATAAAATCTATCTGTACATAATCATTGGCGCCCACTTTAAAGATAGGATGTCCGGGTTTACTTTCAGTGGTGTCCACATAGGGTGCATGACCGGCCTGAACAAAATCCGATGAAACTTTATTCCAGTATGATGTAAATTGTCCGTAAGTAGCACCTTCTGCTTCTGGGGCAATCATCTGTAGGTCAATATCACCGTATATCTTGTCCGGATGTTCAGCAGCATCTTGTTCGTGATATGCACTGGAGCCGGTGGGGCGACCACGTCTAATGGCGCCCATGCCCTGAGCCTGTGCAAACTTGTTGAAGTCGGCAACAAATCGATCCACTACTTGCAGGGCCACTGCCACAATCTTAGGATGTAATACTGTGCCCTGTGTCAGGGTGGTATCCCAACCGCCTTCTGTTATAATGTCTGAAATTTTCATAATAGTTTTGTTATGTTTCTGAACCAGTCAGCTGAGCTGTTGGCACGGCTCTCTGGCAGAGTAATCAGCCCCTTGGCTGCGTCACCACGTGCTTGTGCCAATTTGGCGTCCCGGTCAGGATCATTGGCCATGGCTGCTATCATGCTCTTGAGTGAATTTAAATCATCACCAGTGGCCTGTGGCGATAATAATATCTTAGCCACTTCATCACGTGTGCGACCCACCACTTCACCAGTGTCACGATTGGCTAACTTGGCACCAAATGCGTCAAATTTCAGGCCCAGGTGTTTGGCAATGCTGCTCATCAATACAAAGTTGGCCTGTCCTTTGAATGCAGGATCTGAATACATACCACGTGGGCCATGCTGATGGTATGGCGCAACTATGGCAGCATCCTGTATGACCATGAGATCCACCTGTGCTGTTTTTTGTTCACCTGATTTAGCTTGATATACTACACCAATGCTGACATTGCGTCCGTTAACGTTGGCTTCAATACCCTTGGCTGCAAAATAAGTCTGCATGGCCTTCTTGGCGGCCAATACAGGATCCTTGGGATGGTCCTGTGTCTTGAACACGGCCACTACATCACCAGCTTCAACCATTATATCAATATCGCCAGAAGGTATGGGTTTGCCGGCAGCATCAATTTTAAATCCAGCTGAGCCAATGTTCAATTGCAGCCGCTTGAGGAATGGTTGTGGCATTTCTCTCTTTGCTGCGGCCACCACTGTGGGCACATCTTCTTGCTCCACTGGAGTCGATGTGGGTATGGCATTACCGCCTTCATATATATGCATCATTTCATTGATTCTCTTAGCGCCTTACGGAATTTCAGATAGGCAATATGCTCCATCAATTGTTTACCAGCATCACGTAGTAGTTGTGCTATTAATCCGTATGTCTCTCGTGGTAATTTACCACCAGCTTTCATAAACTGATCAAATTCCTGTTGCATTTTATTGGGATTGTCGAACGGTGAACCAGTTGCGCCCGCTGCTGCTCCTGCTGGGGCCGCACCAGCTGCTGCATCTGCTGGGG